TTGGCTGCGTATGATCACGATGTGAAGTACCTTTGGAGTCGGAGGATCTTCATAAATGGCGATGATATCGTCTTTCGGGACGTGTCCAGCCGTTATAGTCACTGGTGGCAAGTAAATCAGAGTCTGGGGTTGATGAAGTCGGTGGGAAAGCAGTTTCGGTCCAAGACGGAGTGGGAGATCAACTCACATCTGTATAGCAACCGAAAGGGGAACCTTAAAGAAGTTCCTTATGTTAACACTGCTCTCCTCCGTGACGTTGTCCGGAAAGGCCCAATGGCCGGTCAACGCACTCTCATCCCGTGGTTCCAGCAGCACTCGCGATTCGAGGCCCTCGTGAAGGGCCACCCACCGAGCATCCAAAAGCGCCTGCGCTCGGTGTATCTCACCAAAATTGGTCTCCCGGAACGTCTACCTTTCGACCTTCCGACCTGGATGGGGGGACCAGGCTTTTTGATCACGGAGATACCATCTACCCGAAGTCTAGACTTCGCAGGGTTCTGGTTTTCTCGGAGTGTAGCAGCTCGTAAAGAGCTCCATTCCAGGAGACCGGTCTCCCCTGATGAAACTCCTATTTCAAAGGAGTGTCGGCCGCTGCTAGCGGGCCGGGTAGTCAAAGTGGTCGTACGGGATCCTCAGACTGATAAGGATGCCGTCAAAGAAGTCCATTTCGGGGATCACTCTTTGCCGGGGGTGGCTCCTATCGAGGTGGCGGTCCAGTGTGAGGCAATGTTGGGCGAACTGCAAGAGCAGAAAGCCCTCCGAGCGGAGAGTCGCAAAAGACAGCTTCGTGAGGACATTGAGCGGTTGGGGAAGAAGGTGGCGTTCTCGATTAACAGCAGAACAAACTGCCAAGATCAGAATGGTACATCCTGGCAGCGCAATCCGAAACCTTGGTTCGCTTGGGAGAATGAACTTCGAAAGTTTTATCACCCAACGAAACTTGGTGCTTGGGAGCGCTGTTTGCAGACCCACGCCTGTGATTGGGAAACCTTCACAGATGAGGAAACTGGGGAGTGGAGAACAGAATTTTTCCGAACGGAAAAGGTCTGTTTCCCCACCCCTCGGTTTTCCGGACGCTCAATACGGACAAACGTCTCTCTGGACGACGTATGCGGTCCTTCCGACGCGCATGCTCCGGACCTGGCCGGGGACCAGGGCGGTATGGACACGAGCTGCTAGCTCGACAAGGGTTGACCGCTGTGCCGGTCACGGACGTGAAGAATGTCACCACTATGCGGATGTTGGTTCAGGAAACTGGGCCGGCTTGTCCGAGTGTGACGGTCGATATGGCTATTAAGTCTTGCCAATGGTAGGTAAATGTCATCTTTTGAGGGTTGGGTCCGAAGGGATCCCATCTTAGAACTATGACTAATTACCTGCTTCCCCTTGTGGGGACACTTCAATGTGTGAAGGAAGCAACAGGACTGTATCGACCAAGCGGTGGGCTGGAGTCTTCATGTTTGTGCTGGCACCCTAGGCGGTGCTCCCGCTCTCATTATTGTGGTCTTAGGGCACGGACCAAATGGTGGGATGTCCGATGGGGCTGTAGACGCACTCCTCGTTTTCGCTCGAAGAATGACAAGATGTCAAGAAGAGCAAGACCGGGTAGGTCTCCTCATCA